TAGATCCACCATGTATCGGTAGAGTCTACGGCTATCCAGCACATAAACCACTTCTTCCGCCCAGCGGGGTCTAGCACCATGTATCGCGTAACATTCTCTGTTGGAATGGCTTCGTGCTTAACAATGTTCACCTCGCGGGAGAATGACGGGAATTTGCTGGAAATGCTCTTGGTGGGGACGCCGTATAGCCGGCATAGAATCCACGCCTCATCCCCCTTAGACAGGGCTTCCTTCGCCACACGATCATAGCCAGAGAATGGGTTGTCTATCGTGTGTAGATAGATGATGGCGGCATCCTTATCCTTACACTCCTGGATGTATGGCAAAGCCCTGTTGTTCAACAACTCGGCGTTCTTTGTTTCTATCGTCTTAGCCCCGTCAAGGAAGGCGCGGATGGTTTCAGAATACCCATCAATCGGGGTGAAGGTGAGGAGCATCTTGGCGTTGCGGGTGGCAAGCCGGAATGCAAGCGTGTCAATTAGCTCCGGCCCACCAAGGTATTCATCGCACCACGCCCCAAGGTTCACTAGCTTTGGACTGAAGCTACCAAGCTCCAATCCCTCAAGGATGGTTTGATTCTGCTGGTATTGAGAATAGGTCTTAAATAGGATGCGGCTGCCGTTGGACAGGATGACGCTATTCCCGGCAAATCCATTCTGTTTTGTGTAAGAGATGTATTCGCTCTGCCCCAAGGTCTTTTGCTTAAACTCTAAAGGTAGCTGGTGGAAGATGGCCGATTGCTGAACCAACACCGATAGCTCGGCATTCTGGGCAAAACAGATGATGAGTCCGTCTGGGTTCTCCATTGCGCACTTCACCGTCAGCCATGCCCCTAGCTGCGTCTTAGAGGCTCTATTGCCACCTAGGGCCACAACGCTATCATGCTTGTCCAATAACGCCTCAGTTTTGCGCCAATTGTCTAGGATGAAGCCGTAGCGATAGGGGTCGCGTTCGCTATTGGCTATGGCTGTATGGAACATGGTGTGCAGCTGAACAAGCTGCGCCGGCTCCATTCTAGCCATCTCTTCTGCTGTGGGGGATGATAGCACGGGGTGCTTACGCCATTCCATGCTCATTCCGTTGGTGTGGCCTCCACCTCTATTGCCTGCTCCTTGAGCTTGGCCCTAGCAGCCGCAATCGCCGCCATAGCATCCTCAATGCTCGGCCCCTTCCTGTGCTCCACCACCACCTTTGTAGCCTCTCCTAGCGCCGCAAACCCCTTGTCTTGAGCTATAGCCCACGGGATCACCAAATCCTTTAACGGGGTCTTTGCCAGGGCTTCATCATCCATAGACAGGTTGTGTATCTTCTTCTTAGCCAGCAACCTCAAGCTCTCGGCCATCTCAAACCCATCCTCAGACAAGGCAATCCGCCGCACATCCAACCCCTGCTTATGCCGCGCCTTCAAAGCTGCCAATTGCCCAAAGGACAACCCCGTAGCCTTAGACACCTCCTCATACCCGTTCCCCTCTGCCAGCATCTCTAGGGCCATAACGCTCTCCCTAGGATGGGTGCGCTCCGTAGCCATAGAAGAAACATCCACCATGGCCACAGACGACGCCAATCCCGGCCTCACGAAGCTATCAGCCATTACAACCCTGCCCGCTTCAGCAATCGCTTATACCAAGGAACATCCTTAGCCGTTCCTACATCCCCACCAGCCTGACACGGTCCAGATCCATACCACTCATCCATCCCAACATGCGCCTCATCCCTGCAACATACACGCGCATTAATATCATCCATCCCAATCGTAAGCTCCCCAACCACTTCCTCAAGATTCTCTATCAAGATAGCCTGCTCCTCAACCTTCGCCTCCAATTTAACCAAAATATCAACAATGGCATCCGCCGTAAGACCCAACACCTCAACATCGCTTGCAGTGCTCGCTTCGCTTGCAGTGGCCTTTGCTTTCGTTTTAAGACGTTTTGTTCCCATATAGCCATCATCACCACCCCTTCCCCCATATGTCAAGCATACGTCAAGCGGCCACCAGCTTCTTTTGACCCATATTTTTTTATAGGGAAGGGACCTATGGAATATTTTTTTATAGGTTGAGCTAACCAATCTTAATTTCTCTAGCTGCCCGAGTCTCGACCCCCGCCCCCCGCCATTAGCTATCGGACAGGTAATGGCGGACCGCCATTAGCTGTCTGGCAGCTAACGCGTAGAGAGAACGGGTCCCGAAAGCACTTACGTAACTGGCTACGGTGAGCACATGAGCCTTTTTGCCTATGACGGGGAAAAAGTGGTGAATTACGTAAGTTGATCAAATACGTGTCCAAACGAACACTAGCGATGAGCCGCGACGCAATCCAAAAGAAAACTGCACAATGTGCAAAAAATGGCTTGCCGCATACTGCACGCTGTGCATTGTGAGGGCATGAAGAAAACGGAGAAAATCAGAACTAGTTTGGCAGCTCTCCGCATGGACTTAGGAACGGCAGATTATCAAGACACGGTAAGGGTTTTGGCGACGGCGATGCGCATGGTGAAAAGGGGAGAAATTGACGCCCCTGAAGCGCGCAATGCGCTGGCTAAAATTGGGTGCGTCTATCTGGGCCCCGTGGTCTGGTGAATATGGAAAACGCGCTCTCCGAACAAACACTAGTCCGCGGCAAACGGGCGTTGCTTGGCATTACATGGCCGGCGATTGCCACCCTTGCCCTTGCCTCGTGTTGCTCGAGCAATCGCCCTTAAACCCTTGTGGTGGAGCGCCTTTCTGTCACACTCTGTGACAAATTGGCACATTCGCCTGGCCGTTGCCTCGTGGGCCGGTCGCGGTCTTTTAGTGGGGCGGACGGCATGGGTGGAGGGATGGGTTGCACCGGATTGAACCAGACTCTTGCCTCGACCTTGGGCCGGACACCGACACCGGAGCGGAGAACGTGAGGGCGTGCCTGTCTTCTCTCTCTCTCTCTCTCTATGCTTAGGACAAGAGGCGGATGGCTATAGTGCCGCGAGTTGAGCACGCGTTTGACGATTGCGCGAAACTTTAATCCGTTGCGCTAGCAAGTGTTTGCGTGATTTGTGGAAATTAGTGATCGACTCCGGAATAGGTGCGTGCATCGTGGAGGCGTGAAACAAAACAAATTAAAAGCCTCGCTGAAACTGAAAGATGGTACAAGCTACGCGGCCGGACTCTCCGCCGTTGTGGCTTTTGTCGGAAATGGCAGCACGCTGGCAACGCTGACAATTGGCGGCCGGACGTTCAGGATTCGCGCAAGCAAGCTTTGCAAATACGTTACCGGATTTGACCGGCCTTCGCAACAAGATCTTGAAGAGTGGAGTGAGGACTCGGGATGCGAGACAATCTCAGGCGATTGGGTAGAGCCGGACGGTTGGGGACCGGACGGCGCCCCTTCGTGGCTTCTCGCGCTTGGCTTAATTTAATCCCCAACCCAACCCACAAACTCAACACGATAAGCATATGAAAACGAACTCGCACAAACGTAAACACGCACTTTTTGACCGCCTTGCACGCCTCGGCTTCACTTCTGGTGAAGCGGCCGCTCTTCGACGTATTGAAATGACGCTCCACCGTTGGGCGGAGCGTGAGTGTGGAGACGGGAGCAATTGGGCCATTGAGCGCGATGAAATCACGGGAAAACCGCACAACGTTTGGCATGGCGATGGTGCGCGGCGCCAATATGCCATTGCAGATCGCGAGGCCGGAGCGTTACGCCGTTTGGACGCTATCGTTGCGGCGCGTAACGTGCGCAACCCCGGCACCCCAAACCATGTCATTGCATACCATCAACAAGACTGTCGCGGATGCATGCTCTATCTCGTGTCAATTGCGCAATTGACAGACGAGACGGGGTTTGTTGCGCCAGTCGAGCAGTACTACACGCAAGGCTTGGCTGTTTGCGCGTAAATCCCCGCACTTTCGCCCCTTGCCCCGCCTGCTCATGCGTGAGCGGCGGGGTTTTTAGGTGAAAACCTGGCATTTGCCAGAGCGAAAAACCAACAAAAGAACGAAAATGAAACTGCCCAAAGATTGCTTGCTTGAAAAAATCTGCTCCCGCGATGCTACGCGCACAACGCTTGCGGCGCCTTATCTCGACATTGACGCCGAACGATT